TTAGCCAAATCTCCATCATTAGGAGTCATATAATCGCCATCCTTACCGTAAAGAGGGTAGTCGTTTGTTTGGTCTTCGTGTGTTATATAAGAAATCATATCATCACTCATAACCTGAGCCTTTCTAAATGTATCAGACTTCATCTGATTGAACTGCTCTTGGTTTACAGGAGAGCTAAAGTCAGAAACATTAACAACCAACCCTGCCGATGTAGTGTTGTATTGCATCTCGTTCATAACCTCAAACCTAACATACCAACATAATGCAGGTTTTAGAAAGTTAGTAAGAAGAGTAGAGTTAGCTGTTGTAAGAGTTGAGTTGTGGTTTTGCGTTTTAAGCTCCTCGTACATATCTAAACCCAAGATAGGCTTGATGTGTGCCAACTCAGCAATGTCAATAATAGATTCTGATATTAGTGCAGTATCTGTGGCTTGGTTTGTAAAAGCCTGAGCAATCACCTCTGATGCTGTAACCAAATTATTGTATTGTCTTACATTTGCCATATTACTGATTGTTTGTAATTAGTGTTTCTGTTTTCTCAACCTTAATTGATTGTCTATCAGTAAGAAGCATATCACCATCTTGTATCGCTTCTAGATCCTTGTCTAACATCATTCTTTGCTCATTGATAGTAAGAACTTGTTTTGGATCTAGATCAGATAGGAAAGATATTGGTGGCTCATAAACTACTCGTAAGTCAGAAGTATCAAGACCTAGCTCCTTACCTAACACCTTTCTTATTGGTGCTAGAAGGATGTTTGTGGTATCTTTGATAACTGTACTCATTGCTAGTTCATAAGCAATTCTTATCTCACTACCTGTGTTGTTCATCTTTCCTGATGAAACAATACCACTCAGGGCAGGTTGCCATCTATGAGCAGTAATAATGTTTTGGTCTGTCAACTTCTGTAAATCCAAGAAGTCGCCATCTTCCTTGTTATTAAGAATCTGAACATCAGTTCCACGACTTTCATCAGCGTTCTTTACAAGGAATAATATCTTTGAGTTGTTTCCACTACCTGTAAGGGTGTCCTTTGCAGTTTCAACAAACTTTTCAGCTTCAGCCTCACCAAAGTCTCCGTTTACGGTTACAATAGCTGATGGGCTAAAACCATTCTTAAAAGCGGTGTGATTAAACTTACCTATTTCGTAATCAATCGCTATATGCTCCAAAGAAGCAACATAGTCAGGTAAACCATAAAAGTTAAATGTGCTTTCGTAATCCTTGTAGTGAACAATGAATCTACTTCTTGCAACTCTAGGATAAACAGGTATTACCTGCTTTTTCTCAGGAGTTCTTTTGAAGTTCGCCCAATCAGGATGAAAGCAAACGGATTGCTTGTTTTTGCTTACTCTAGCCGTAGAGGCATCTTTGTGGTAGAAGTTTATTCCACCATCGTAGATAACCCCCTCTAAGTATGCGTTACCGTATGTAAAGTAATCGTCAGCTAGTTTTTTAAATACATCTTTTAAACTCTCTCCATCAGCGTTTACATCTGCTATAAAAGAAGATAACGCTTCGTTAGAAGTAGAGAAACCACTACCTGTTGTAAATGTGGTTTTTTGAGCCAAGACAGATCTATGTGTAGATGATTGTCTTTTTAATTCAGCTAAGTATTGTGGGAAGAGGTTGTCCTTTCCAAATGGAATGTACTCCTCTCTTATCTTATCTAAATCCTTCTCCTCTGTACTTACTTGAGGTGTTGAAAGATTTACAAAAGCGTACTTTGTCCCAAACTTACTTTTTATCTGAGGCTTCTGATTTTTTTGCTTTGGTTTTCTTTGGTGCTGCATCTTTAACAAGTTCTACTAGGTCATTATCTCCCATTTCGTAAACAGCCTTCAACTGCTCTTGAGTAGCTTCACTCCATTTAAAGTTTAGACCACCAACGAAAAAAGCGTGTCCTTTTTTTAATCGTGCTTTGTACATAATACAAGTATAGTAAAAAAGATGGAAAGGGCAAAATGCCCTAACCAATCTCTTTTAGTTAATATTAAGCTACTGCTACTGTTCCTTCTGATGGATCAGGAGTAAAAGTTCCTGTAAATGTTCTTGGTAGCTCTCCTGACATTGCAGTTATAGTTACCGTAACACCGTTCTCATCACCTAAAGCAGCACCTGTTCCACCCTCTATGGATGTCATTCGTGCATACATTTGAACATTAGCTACATCATCACTTAACTTGTACTCTTCAGAAACACCTATTACATATTTAGTTCCCTCGAAAGCCTCTACGATACAAATTAAATCTTTATTCATAAGTTCGTGTAGAGCAGCCAAGTGGTCATCGCTAATACGAGGAACATAGAAAGTAACAGTATTCTCAAACATGATAGTACCACCTTCTTTTGTACCTGTAGTAGTTAATGCGCCTGTACCTTGCTTTAGCTCAAACAACTTCATGCCTGTGTTAGCCAACGCACTAATATGGTGATCACCTGCTGCTGAATCAAAAGTAACACCTGATGTTGCACTAAACTCGCCCAATGCGATGTGCTTCAAACCACCTCTTACTTCTAAATCATCATGATTTACACCTATTGCTTCTATTGCCATTTTTTTTCGGTTTTATAAGTTAAAAATTAGGGGGAGTATTTCATCCCCCATAATTAAATTCGATTATGCCATGTTATCAGGAGTGTAGTACACAGCCAATTTAGCATCTTTCAATGCACAACCGATTGAGTAAGCCACTCGGAAACGATACTCTTTGTTATCGTTAGAATACCATTGCTCTACAGCGTTAGAACTAAAGTCAGTTGCAACAGCAAAAGCATCTTTAGTAGTTAACATTGCTCTGTGAGTTTCAGCAGCAACCGTTGCTCCGTTGATGTTAGCAACGTTAGCAGCAATAGCAATATCCCAATCTCTACGAACAACAACAGGAATACCTCTAAAAGTAAGTTGTGGCATTCCGTTAACTAAAGTTCCGTAACCTGAAGTAGTAAATCCTGTTCCTTCAAGAGTTAACATATAATCATCAGCGATGTCGCCTGATACGAATAATACATGGTTACCTGCGCCTAATAATTCAGGAGAAGCGTTGTCATATAAAGCTCGTAAAATTTTAATACCGTTACCTGCAACTAAAGCAGCATCAGTAGTTTGCTCAGGAGAGATGCTAGATCTGTTGATGCTATTTGAAGATGCTTCAAAAGCAGCTTGGAAGATACCGTTGTAGATACCAAAGTCGCCTGAAGCACCACTATCAGATAACCATAACTGACGGTTGAAGTCAGATTGTACACCTTGTCCGATTAAGTCAAGAAGAATATTTTTTACAATAGTTCCATCAACATTATCAAAGTCGTGTCCACCTCTCATCAACTGACCTTTCATCTTGTTGAATAAAGAGTTTCCTGAGAAAGCAACCTCTGCTTCCATTCTTTTTGGAGTGATAGTTACAGCAGCACCTTTCTCGCCTGATTCAGCAGTAAATACTGTTGCAGGAGCAAACTCCTTAGTAATACCACTTAACGCTTGGAATCTATCCAATACGATAGTTCCTGCAACATTTGGCATAACATCCATATATTGCATATAATCTTGACCTAAAAATAAAGGTTCAAGAATTGTCTTATTTACATCATACTGATTTACAGTAGGTAAACTTGCACTTGTATAAGCCATTTTAAATTAGTTTTAAATTATTATTTTAATATTGATTTAGCAAAAGCATCCCACTCATTTACAACTTCTTCAGTTGGAGTAATTGTAGGCTCTTCTTCTGCTTCAACAACAGTTTCTGTAGCTTCATTTTTGTTTAACTTAGCTTCCATTTCAGCTATCTTGTTAGTCAATTCAGCGATCACGCTTTCCTTTTCACCAACTAATGTAGATAACTCTTCTTTCTCTTCTTTTAAAGAAGTAGCATTGTTTTCAAGCTCTGTGAACTTGTTTACTACATCTTCATTGTCAGAAAGAACAACAGAAACTTCACTAGGAGCAGAAACTTCCTCTCCTTTGACAGCCATAACGATTTCTTCTTTAAGGCTGTTGAACCAAGTTTTTAATTCTTCGGTCATTTTAAAAAGTTTTTTGTTATTACTTAATGTTAATATATCCATAACCTCTTTTTCATTCACATTTGTAAATTTAGAAAGGTTATAACTAGCAGCAACTTTTAGTGGTTCTGTAATATCATTTATAAAACCAAGTTCCTGTGCTTCTTGACTTGACAACCAAGTTTCTTTATCCATCATCTCAGAAAGAACATCGTAAGGTAACTTTGTCTGTCTTTGATAAATTTCAATAATTTCACTTTTTATCTTGTCTAAAAGATCAGCAGTTTTACGCATATCTCCTGCTTCTCCTGCTGATTGTCCAAAAGGATTATGTATCATAAAGAAACCATTCTCAGCCATTTCTACATTATCTCCTGCCATAGCTATAACAGTTGATATAGATGCAGCCAATCCTTCTATCTTGATGGTAACATATCCTTGATGAGATCGTAAAGTATTATAAATAGCAAGTCCATCAAATACGCTTCCACCCACAGAGTTGATGCGTAATGTAATATCTTTCTTACCTATACTCTTTACTTCCTCAATGAAGTTCTTTGCAGAAGTTCCGTAATCACCTATCTCATCATAGATAGAAATTTCGGCAACTTCTGACATATTTTTAATAGAGTACCAATTATTCATAATTGCAAATATAATTATAGTAATATTGGTTTATGCGAAAAAAGTTGTAAAAACTTATCGTATGTTGTTCTTTTTTAAAAATTTATGTCTTTCTCGATAGACTATAGATTGAGCTGTCCTATCCGATATGTCGTATTTTATGGACAAATCCATAAATGTGTAGGTAGAGCTTTGGTTATTTTGTTTCATCATTTTGCTAAAATCTTTTATTACCATAAAATCTCTTAGCTTCTTGGCATCAATCAATCCTTTCTCTACAAGGTGATACAATACATTTTTTATTCCTGCATCTTCAGAGTATTTACTCCTTACCTCATCGTATATTAAATCAATAAACTCTAATACTATTTCTTCTTTAGTTTGCTTTATCATTCTGCAATATACTAAAAAGACGCTCTCGATTCAAGTGCTGACACTCTATTCTGCGTTGAGGTAACATCACTCTCTACTAATACTACTCTTTGTGTTGCACCTCCACTTATAATGTTTTGAATACTTCTTAGCTCTCCACCCATAGCAAACTTCTCTCCTGTAGATAAAAGACCTCCTTCTGCAAACTTAACACCGTTTCCATTGTAAGAGTTGATCGCTGATAGTATTGGTCTAAAGGCTGCTGTTGAACGCTTATTGATAATAGCCTCTCCACCTTCTGCTTCCATAATTCTACCACCTACAGCAAACTTAACACCACCGTTAGCATGGGATGCACCTTTAAACATTCCTCCTTGAAGCAAACCACCATTAGCAAATGTTATAGCATCACCACCTCCTGAAACAGAAGCACCTCCACCTCCACCTGATCCACCAAGAAGAGCTTTTATGTTAGCTATTACAGAAACGAGAGAAGCAGCAGTTGCCGCCATTGCTATAATATTAGCAGGGAATGGTAGCTTTGCCTGTTCTGCAATCCCCACCTCTGCATTTATCAAACCATCAATACCTGAAGCTATAGAGGCTAATTGAGTAATTTTAATACCCGCTTGTGTCAAAGCATTGTTTTCACCTTGCGCTTGACCAACCTCCATCAATATCTTACCTGTTTCTGTAAGCTGCTGTATTCTTTGTTTAGTAGCATCGCTGTCTGCGTTTGCGTTTCGTTGTTTGATCTTGAACAACTTATCCTGAAGTTTTATTCTTTCTTCTGTGGTAAGTGTTTCAAACTCTAAAGCTGTAGTAAGCGCATCTACCTGTATTTTATGTAGTTGATCGTTGTAGTCTTTTTCAGTCATCACCTTGCTTTCAAGGAACGCTTTTTGAAGATCAGCTTTTTGTTGGTTTATTACAGCTTCGGTTGCACTAACATTATCACCCTGAATCTTAACCTGAGTTTCTCTTTCCTGTTTTTTCTTTTCTACACCAAGCTCTTTAAGTCTTTTTATCTCGGTTTCTATAGATTTTATCAATATATTTTTAGAGGTAATCTCAGCTTCCGTAGTTTCAGGTAATTTTTTTGCTTGTTCTAACTTGTCCTCTTGTATCTTGATAAGCGATGAGTTAGCCTCCGCCTCTGCTCTTAATGCAGCTAACCTTTTCTTCTCGTTTTCTTCAAATTTGTCGGAAGCCTCTTTCTCTTTGGCTATTTGTGTGTTTATAGCCTCTGTCATCTTCGACACAGCCAACTCTTTGGTTTCTATCTCTCTTTCATAGGCTTTCTGCTGCGCAATTAAATCTTTATCTCTAGCAATAGCAAATGCACTATTTTCCTCAAGGAATAACCTTAAATCTTTTTTAGTGTCCTCGAGTCTTTGCTCCATCCTCCCTCTTCTATGAGCCATCATTCCTGATAAAGTACCTTCAAAATCTTCTTCAGATTTAGAAAGCTCCTTAAACTCTTTCTTTAAATCTTTTATTGTTGTGGTAACAAATCTTTCCGCCCTAGTGTCTGCCGATGTAAAACTATCAGCCAAACTATTTAAAGTTGTAGCTAAAAACTCCACAG